TGGTAAAGCAATTGATAAATTGACTAAAGAAGATTTTGAAGATTTTTCAGTTGAAGAATTAGAAGACTTTATGATGTCAGAAGATTATGAACAACTTGACGAATTGTCAAAAAAGACTTTAGGTTCTTATGTCAAGAAAGCATCTGATAAAATGAGAAATGCAGAATATTACAGTGGTTTGAATGATTCATCAAGTGCGGGTCATGGAACTTCTGAAAAAGATAAACAAAGATTTAGAGATACTGCTTCTAAACGTAGCAAAGGAATTAAAACCGCAGTCGACAAATTGACTAAAGAAGATATCGATGCCGATGTTGATGCTTTAATGAATGGCGAAAACCTTACAGAAGAATTCAGAGAAAAAGCTACTGCAATCTTTGAAGCTGCTGTAATGTCAAGAGTGACTCAAGAAGTTGAATCATTAGAAGAAGAATTCCAAGACCGCCTCGTAGAATACTATGAAGGTGCTAAAGAAGAAATTGTTGAAAAAGTTGATGGATACCTCAACTATGTTGTTGAGCAGTGGATGAATGATAATGAACTTGCCGTTACAACCGGCATTAAAAATGACATTCTTGAAGGATTTGTTAGTGGAATGAAAAATTTATTCCAAGAACATTATATTGAAGTTCCAGATGAAAAACTTGATCTTGTTGCTGAATTACAAGAATCAGTAGCTACTTTGGAATCTAAACTTGATGAATCTTTGGAATCGAATGTTACGATGTCTAAGTACATCAATTATGTAGAAAGAAATACAATCACAGAAGAATTCTGCAAATCAATGACTGATACTGAAGTAGAGAAATTCAAATCTCTTGCTGAAGAATTGAGCTTTGAAGATTCAGACACATATTCTTCTAAATTGCAAATCATCAAAGAAAATTACTTTGGTAAAAAACCCACTGCTGGTAATGTCCGTTCAATCGTAACTGATTCGCCAGTACAACTTACTGAAAGTGTACAAAACATTGATCCAAATGTAGCTCAATATTTAGAAACTTTTAACAGAATTAAACTTTAAAATAAGGAAATTACAAAAATGCAAACTCGTCCTGAATTAGTAAAAAAATGGGCTCCTATCTTAGAGCACGAATCTTTAAGTCCTATCAAAGACAACTACCGTAAAGAAGTTACTGCGGTATTATTAGAAAACCAAGAAAAAGCAATGCGTGAAGAAGGTTCAATGAGCATGGGCTTATATGAAACACACAATAACGCTGGTGGTTCATCTATCGCTTTAGGTTCTGCTGGTTGGGCTGCTGGTGCAACTACTGCTGCCGTTCAAGGTTATGATCCAGTATTAATCTCATTAGTACGTCGTGCAATGCCACAAATGATCGCTTATGATATCTGTGGTGTTCAACCAATGACTCAACCTACCGGTTTGATTTTTGCTATGAAATCACGTTACACATCACAAAATGGTGCTGAAGCGTTGGTTAACGAAGCAAATACTCAATTCTCTGGTGCAACTACATTGTTTGACGGTACTGGTACTCCTGCTTCTGGTACACAATCAGCATTAACAGATATCTTTAACGCTACTACAGGTTATGGTATGACTACTGCTGATGGCGAAGCAACTACTTTCGCTGAAATGGCATTCTCAATCGAAAAAACATCTGTAACTGCTCAAACTCGTGCGTTGAAAGCAGAATACACAGATGAATTAGCACAAGATCTTAAATCAGTTCATGGTTTAGATGCCGCTGCTGAATTGAGCAACATCTTAACTCAAGAAATTCTTGCTGAAATCAACCGTGAAGTTGTTCGTCGCGTTTATATCTCTGCAAAAGTTGGTGCTCAAACTGGTACTGCTGTTGCTGGTTCATTCGATCTTGATATCGATTCAAATGGTCGTTGGTCAGTTGAAAAATTCAAAGGTTTATTGTTCCAAATTGAACGTGAAGCAAATGCTGTTGGCCAATTAACACGTCGTGGTAAAGCTAACTTCATCATCACTTCTGCTGACGTAGCATCTGCACTTGCTATGGCTGGTGTACTTGATTATGCTCCTGCATTATCTACTTCATTGAATGTTGATGATACTTCAACAACTTTTGCTGGTATCTTAAACGGTCGTTATAAAGTTTATGTTGATCCATATGCTGCAAACAGTTCAGCTACACAATTCTTTGTTGCTGGTTATAAAGGTAGTTCAGCATTCGATGCTGGTTTATTCTACTGCCCATATGTACCATTGCAATTAGTTCGTGCAACTGATCCTAATACATTCCAACCAAAAATTGGCTTCAAAACTCGTTATGGTATTGCTAGCAATCCATTCGCTGTAGCTGATTATACAGGTCCACAAGATCCAAATGGTTTGTATGCTAATGCAAACTCATATTATCGCAAAGTGGCCGTTGCTAACTTGATGTAGGATTGAAATAAATCTGCATTAACTGAAAGGAGTCTTCGGACTCCTTTTTTATTGTCTAATAAATAGTTCAAACATCGTAAGGAACTATTATGGCAATCTCTCTTATACCAGAAAATCTAAATCCATTATCTCCTAATGGATTCCAATTTGTTATTCAGAAAATACCTGAAATGGTTTACTTTACTCAAGAAGTACCATTGCCAGGCATATCACTTCCTAGAATGGATATGGATACTCCATTCACTCAGATAAAACTTCCTAGTACTAAAATGGAATTCGAACCATTGACTATTAATTTCCTAGTTGATGAGAATATGGCAAACTATCTTGCTATCTTTAACTGGATTGCTGGATTAGGTCATCCTCAAGAATATGAACAGTACACTTCATTTCAAAATAGAAATCCAAAGTTTGTTATGTCTGATTCAGCAAGAAACTTTTCAGACGGCACACTTGAGATTTTAGGTTCAAATAACACGGTGGTCCAAACAGTAAGATTTGTTGATTTGATTCCTACTAATCTGTCAGGATTAACTTTTGCTACTACTAACACAGACGTCACATATATAACTGCATCAGCTACATTTGAATACACATACTTTATTTTTGAGTAAATTATTGGAGATATTATGACACTTGATGAAATCCAAGCAAATTGGGAAATTGACTGTGAAATCAATAACGACCACCTAGATACGGAATCTGTAAAAACTGCAAAACTTCACGCCAAATATATTAGACTACTAATTGACGCCAAACTTAGATTAAGTAAAATTAAAAATGATTTTGTTGTATTAAAGAAAACTAAATTTCGTTATTATCGTGGTGAATTATCTCGTCAAGAATTAATAGATTTAGGATGGGAACAATGGCAATATGCAAAACCATTAAAAAATGAAATGGAACAATTGCTAGAAGGTGATACTGAAATTGCTAATATGAAATTAAAAATAGAATATATTGATACTATGATTTATCTTTTAGAATCGATTCTAAAATCAATTTCTGATAGAACATGGTCAATTAAAAATTCTATTGGTTTCAAACAATTTCTAGCTGGTGCATAATGACAATTATTAAAGTCGAAAAATACAATGAAGCCTTTATTAGAATATTCTCTGACAGAGGAGTTGAACAGGAACTTTCAGAGTTTTTTAAATTTGCTGTTCCTGGAGCAAAGTACATGCCTAAATTTAAAGCCAAAATATGGGATGGATATTGCAGACTTTATAATACTCAAACAAAAACCCTATATGCTGGACTAATAAATTATGTAAAAGAATTTGCAGAAAGAAATGATTATGAATTACAAATTGATGACGGAATTACTTACGACAATGGAATAAAGCTAAATCATGTAGAAGACTTTGCTAAATTATTGAAACTTCATTCAAAGAATAAGCCAATAGAATTACGCGATTATCAATTCAATGCAATACATAAGGCATTGAATGAATGCAGAACATTATTGATAAGTCCTACTTCAAGTGGAAAATCAGCAATCATTTACACTCTAATAAGATGGTTCACTGCAAAGAATTTAAAGTGTCTAATAATCGTTCCTAATACGTCATTAGTAGAACAATTATACTCAGATTTTGAGGATTATTCTTCTCATAATGGTTGGTCAATTGAGAACAACTGTCAAAAATTATATTCAGGGCTGTCTAAGGATTTCAAAAAAAACGTACTATTAACAACATGGCAATCAACATTTAAATTGTCCAAAGAATGGTGTAATCAATTTGACGTAGTAATTTCAGATGAAGCACATTTAGCAAAGGCTACAAGTCAAACTTCAATGTTTGAAAAAATGACAGATGTAAAGTATAGAATTGGAACTACTGGTACAATAGACAATACACAAATTTCACAACTTCAATTAGAAGGAATACTTGGTCCAGTTCACCGAGTAATTACTACTAAAGAATTAATGGATTCAAACCGAGTAGTCAATCTTTCTATAAAATGTTTGTTGTTAAAATACCCTGAAGAAATTAGAAAGATTATGTGCTCTGCTAAATACCAAGCAGAAATGGACTATATTATTTCAAATGAAAAACGTAATAAATTCATAGTTAATTTAGCATTACAACAGTCAGGAAATACTCTAATACTTTTCCAATTTGTTGAGAAACATGGAAAAGTATTACAAAAAATGATTAATGAAAAAATAGACAACAATAGAAAAGTTTATTATATAAGTGGTGAAACTGCTACAGAAGAAAGAGAACTAATAAGACATACTGCTGAAAAAGAATCTAATGCTATTATTCTTGCAAGTTTTGGAACAATGTCTACTGGTGTAAATATGCCATCAATAGAAAATATTATCTTCTCTAGTCCTTCAAAATCAAAAATTAGAAATTTACAATCCATTGGTAGAGGACTAAGATTAAAAGAAGGAAAGAATAGTTGTAATCTGTATGACATTGCTGATAACTTTTCTTATAAATCAAAATCTAATCATACTTTAGGTCATTTAGCAGAAAGAATTAAGACTTATACAAATGAAGAATTTGATATGAAAATTATTAATATTAATCTTTAATTAGTATTGATAAAACCAGTTAATAGAATTATACATCATTTCCGGTCAAAAGTAAACATTATGAAATAATTATTTTTAATGAAAATGGTAACTTTAATATAAGTTAATGATATGTAATGGATTTATTCAGAACGGGTCAACCAGACACACTTTTTTAAAAATAAGACATATATTCCATCATCTTCAAGAAAATCATGAAAAACTAGTCCCTAAGTCAATGATTCTATTACTAGTAATTTCATGAAAAACACACGGTTCTGACTATCTTACGAAAATCATAATGTTTACAAATGTGTGTTTGTATTATATAATAAAGAATACAAAACTAATTGGAGTTATATCATGGCAGATTATATAGACAACAAAGCCTTCTATGAAGCTATTGTAGAAAGAAAACAACTATTAAAATTATCAGAGGAACGGGGTCTTCCTAAACCGGTCATTACTGAATACCTTGGTGAATGCATCTTACTAATCGCCTCAAAATTAGCAGCAAAAGGCAATTTTAATGGTTATTCATTCAAAGACGAAATGATTTCTGATGCTATTGAAAACTGTATACTATACTTTGATAAATTCGATCACGAAAAATATTCTAATCCATTTGCATACTTTACTCAAATAGTCTATTTTGCTTATCTTAGAAGAATTGCAAAAGAAAAACATCAATTTCTTCTTAAACACAAAATTATACAATCTGTTGGAAATAAAGTCTTAGATCTGCAGGGGCATGATGACGACATAGAATTTGTGAATTCTTACAGAGAATTCTTACAACAATTTTCTAATGTTGAACAACCAGAAGTATTAAAAAAAGATAAAGTATTAAAAGAGAAATTATTAAGCACTTCTACTCTTGATTCATTATACGGAGAATTAGTATGAAGATTGCTATTCTTGGTGATACTCATTTTGGTGTACGGAATGGAAGTCCTGCTTTCCATGAATTATTCGAATCATTCTATTCTGAATTGTTTATTCCATACTTAAAAGAAAATAACATCACCCAAGTATTCCAATTGGGTGACCTATTTGACCAACGTAAAAAAATCGATTTCAATTCTCTGTCTGAATGCAAAAGATATTTCTTTCAACCTCTAGAAGAAGCCGGAATAGAACTATCTACACTGTTAGGCAATCACGACTTGTACTTTCGTGAATCACTTAAAATCAGTTCAACTGGTCTGATTCTTGGTGAATTTTCTAACATCAATGTCTATGATGATATTGAAACTGTTATTTTAGGTGACGGAACCACTATTGATATTATTCCCTGGATATGTAAAGAAAACGAAGAAAAATTTATAAATTATGTAAAGAAAAGTAAATCAGATCTATGTTTTGGGCATTTCGAAATACAAAACTTCGCAATGTATAAAAATATGGAATCTCAACACGGAATCCCTTCTTCTCTATTTGAAAGATATGAAGGAGTTTATTCTGGTCATTATCACACAAAATCATCAAGAGACAATATTCATTATGTTGGCACTCCTTATGAAATGACTTGGTCTGACTATAATGATCCTAAAGGTTTCCATGTATTTGATACAGTAACTAGGAAATTAGAATTTATAGAAAGCCAATTTACAATTTTCCATAGACATGAATATAATGATGAAATAAATGATTATTCTAAATTTGACATTACTAATTTCCAAAAGAAATATATCAAATTAGTAGTTGAAAACAAAACTGACTTTTATAAATTTGACCAATTTATTAACAAGTTATATGACTCTAATATTCATGAACTAAAAATACTAGAAGACCTTTCAGACTTCTCTGAAGGAGATATTGATTCGGAATCCATCAATATAGAAAATACTCTTGATGTATTAGAAAATTATATTGATTCTATTGCCGATGAATCTAACAAGTCTGATATTAAACTATTTCTTAGAACGTTATATTTGGAAGCTCAGGAGTCATTATGATACAGTTCAAGTCAATAGAATGGTCAAATTTATTATCAACCGGTAATGTTCCTAATAGAATCCAATTAGATAGTCATAACACTACTCTTATTATTGGAAAAAATGGTAATGGAAAATCGACAGTTCTTGACGCATTAACTTTCGTGTTATTCGGGAAATCATTCAGAAGCATTAGCAAGAACCAATTGATAAATTCCATCAATGGAAAAAATACTAAAGTTTCGGTAGAATTTGATACAAATGGAAGTTCTTACAAAGTAATTCGTGGAATAAAACCAAACATTTTTGAAATATACAAAAATGAAGAATTATTAACACAAGACGCCGCATTAAAAGATTATCAACTAATCCTTGAACAACAAATTCTTAAAATGAATTATAGAGCATTCACTCAAGTGGTAATTCTTGGTTCATCATCATTCGTTCCTTTCATGCAATTATCAACAGGGAATCGAAGAGAAGTCATAGAAGATATTCTTGACATACGAATTTTTAGTACTATGAATTCTTTACTAAAAGAAAAAATCCAAACCACTAAAAGAGAATTGGAATTAGTAGACAATACTATTAATAGATCAAAGTCTGAAATTGAAAGCCAAAAGTCCATAATAAAGAATTTAGAAACTAGCAAAAATAAACATGTTGATAGTATCAGAACCCGAATAGATAGTAATATTACTGAGATTAACGATACTAATGAATCTATATCAAAAATTGAATCTGAAGTTGATTCATTAGTAATGAGCATATCCGATGCAAATACAATCACTGAAGTCATATCACATGCTAAATCTTTATTAAGAACTCATACTCATAATAATGATCTATTGGATAAGACTATAAAATTCTTTGACAATAATGAAAACTGTCCTCAGTGTTCACAGGAAATTCCTCATGAACATAAATTTTCCATAAAGGACAATCTAGTCTTAGAATATGAAATGAACAAATCAGAAATTGAAAGCATAACTTCAGAGATTACTAGTTATGTTCAAAGACAAAAAGAAATAGAGCAAATAGATAATAAAATTCGTCAATTGAGAAATGAAATATATACTTACAATTCAAAATTAGAAATATTAACTTCTCAAAACATATCACTACAATCTGACATTGATAACCTTCAATTAGACAAGGGTGATATAGATAAAGAGAAATTAAAATTAAAAGAATTAGCAAACATTGCTATGGAAAATGTTAAACAAAAAACTTCTCTACAAGAAAGAAGAAATATTGAAGACATATCATCAATTCTTTTAAAAGATACTGGTATAAAATCTGCAGTTATTCGTGAATACTTACCAGTAATGAATACACTAATAAATAAGTACCTTTCTGCAATGGATTTTTATGTTAAATTTGAACTTGATGAAACATTCTCAGAAACTATAAAATCAAGACACCGCGACGATTTTACATATTCTAGCTTTTCTGAAGGTGAAAAGAATCGCATAGATTTAGCATTACTGTTTGCATGGAGAGAAATAGCAAAACTTAAGAACTCTGCAAATACTAATCTATTATTACTGGATGAGGTATTAGATGGTAGTCTTGATGTTAATGGTACAGATTTCATTATAAATTTATTGACTCAACTTGGTGATATTTGTAATGTGTTCGTTATTAGCCACAATATAGATCAAATAGTCGATAAATTTGACAGAGTATTAACCGTAGAAAAAAGAAATGATTTTAGTGTAATTATTTGAAAATAAATGTTTACTTTTCGATAAGCATATAGTATAATAGACTCATATTAAATAACCATGAAGAGTAATTAAATTATGAAAACCCAAACTGTAGAAGCTGAAGTTTTAGAAGTAAGAGCTTATATGACAAGCAAATCATATACTGCAAAAGTTTATATTCCAATCGAAGGTTGTCTCTCAATGGACAAGATGTACTTCAATGGTAATACTAAAACTGAAGCAAAACAAAAAGCAAGAAATACTTTAAAAGTTAAAGGTTTTGCTGTAAAGTTTGTATAAGGAATAGAGGGCCTCTAGCTCAATTGGTTAGAGCATCCGACTCATAATCGGCAGGTTTCAGGTTCAAGTCCTGAGTGGCCCACCAAATGGCATCATCGGAATTACTGTAAAATTCCTTAGCCTATCGGG